AACTCCAATCCCTAAAGAGCAACAAAATCAATTGTCGCTATTCACTGCGTAAACCTAAACGTACTCGTTGCGAATCATCATCACAGCTGTAGTCTTCAAATTGTGTAGTAAATGTCAAATCTCTCACTCTTAAACCTACATCGTTACGGTTTAGCCCTTTCGCACTGGTTCTGTTTAACAACTCGCAATAGTCACTTTCCCAACTTGCAATAGCCATATATAACTTTTGTTCCAGTTCCAGATATGCCAAACCTAATTCCCTTACTTCAATTGGTGCCTTGTGATACGTTTGGCTATAAGTATCCATTACCAAAATAATTGATACTGTAGGTAATGCCAATTGATTTTTCCCTTGTAGGTTCGAAAATCCTGTATCTGGAAAATCAATTAATACACCAGGAAACGACATCATTTTTCGTGGGTCTTCAGAGCCTAACTGTCCAAGGTCTTGCTCAATATATGTAATCGCTGGAACTTTGGTTTTTATTTGTTCCTGAAGGTCTAAAAATAAACGGGCAAATGGTGATTCCATAATTATTGCATGATTTGTTTAATATCTCTGGCTACTTGTCTCTGAACAGCATTATTTAATACAGGACTATCATTAGGTTTTGTTGGCATAAATTGACGTTTTGGAATATTCATTTTACGCTGATGTGATCGTACTTGGCTACTACCTGATTTAAACGTAACGGTTTGCATTCGTTCTTTTCCTGTTTTGGTAAACTTTCCAGTGCCTTTTTTGGCTTTGCTGTATTTGTTCCGGCTATGAGCTTTAATTGTCACCGTTCCATTGAAACCTTCGTTATGAACTTTAGCATGAGGTGAACTATTTTTCAAAGTGGTTTGTCCTGGTTGCGTGGTGTAATAATTAGCAGCTCTCAAACCTCCTGATTTTATCAATGTACTACCGTGAGGTTTACGGCTTTTTTTCCATCGCTCAAAGCTTTGTCCTTGGAATCCCTGAGCCCTGAAATTACCATTAATAAAACGCAAACCAATATTACCCGCTATCGATGGATAGCGATTATTAGCATAGTTTTCTATAGCTGCTGCCTTGGCTTTTAAAACCTTTGGTAATTCTTCAGGTGTCATTTTCTTATTGTAAAATAAGGATGTGAATTATTAAATATCAATCCTGTTAATGCTGCATTGTTATCGAAAATTGTTCCTTTAACTAATGGACCAACTACTTTGTTCGCCCAATTGCTATTGTATGCAGCACTCAAATTTTTAGCAACACCAGGAATAACGGTACAACGACAACCCCAGTCTAAAGGAGTATATAAACGCCTCCAAATAGGATCACTTTTTAAAGCCGTAAACTTGTCAAATAGCTTATGACTAGCTCTAACATGGCTATCTCCTACAGTGGTAAACTCTAAATACTCAGAGTCTAATGTCTCCCACTTATGAGCCATAATAGCACTTTGAGTTACAAATTGATGCTCAGCTCTCAAATAATTATTATTGAAGACTTCGCCCGTATCAGCAACTAATTTTTTAACGGTGTCAAAGCTTTGTTTTTGCCCTTTTTCGTTAAAAACATAGTCTTTAAATAAATGAAATTGCGTTAAGGTTTTAGCATAACTAAATTGCTCAATGTTTTGAATAAACTTGCTTTGCAAAGCTTTCCGGCTATCATCGTCATCAAACGAGGTTCCGCCAAAGCCTTTGTTCATAGCAGCTATTAATTGAGCAGCTGTTTTATTGTATAGCGCATCGGTATTAAGGTCTTCGCCTTCTAATAACTGTCTTGCAATATCAGTATAGATGTTGTCCCATTCTTGGCCGTTATCGGCTAAGTCAGGTAATTCCATACAGTCGCAAGTATTGCTATACAAATTGTTTAATTGCCCAACTAGTGTTGGGCTTGGTCGAAAAAATCGGCTAAGTTCTTAAAGAACCAGTCGGCTAAGTTTTGTTTTTTGGTGTCGGTCAATTGCCCTTTTTTAGGTTGTTGTCCTGGTCCTTTTTTGGTCTTTTCAGTTTCTAGTACTTCAGCGGTTTGGAGTTGCTTTTGTTCCTCCATTTTCGCCTTCAGTTCGTCATAATTATCAGGCTTCGGAATTCCATAAGTATTGTACCAATAATCGTCACTTACTGGCACTTTCGAACTTACAAAAGTGTCAATTTCCATTCGAAGCTTCAACTTAGTTAAATCAAGGTCTAACTCAAATTCAAACTTTCCATCTACATCATAACCATAAGATTTTAATATCTGTTTAAACTTCTTTGAATTAAGTAAGTTTTCTACAAAAATTAAATCAGAAATCGTTAATTCATCCTGCTGTTCTCCATGCTCTTTAGACTGAGCATAGCCACTGGAACTGCTTGACGTTGTAGTTTCAGTATTACCAAGAATAGCAATAGACATTTCCTCGTTACAGGCATCTTTTAAGCCTATTTGTAGTTTACCATCACCGTTAGACGTTTTACCGTCCAGCATTTCAAATTCTGCCTGTTTTGGGATCATCATTGCTAATGACGAACCGCTATCAGTTAATAAGGTTTTTAGTTCCTGCTTGGTTTTAGTGTCATAAGCATCATATTTCATTATTCGAACAGGTTGCCCGAATATTTCCACATATTGTGCATAATCGCCAAAGGTACCACGTTTGTAAATGGCATACATTGAACACGCCAAAAGCAATCCTAAATCGGTTTTTTTACCTACTACCCAAATAAAAGGCATGTCTTCATAAGCGAAACCATTATCTAATGAAACGCCATATTGTGACTTACTAATAATTCCTTTTTCGGGCTTGATGTGTTTTCGTGGAACTTCTTTAAACTCCAATTCCTCACCAATAACAAACTCTATTCCTGAAGTACCCCAAAGTTTTGATTCCATCAACAACGTAATCAAATCACGTCCTTTTTGTCCGTTGATTAATTCGGTAAGGTCTTCGTTTTCTTTACCGTCCTTTTTAAGGAATTTGATTTTTTTATTATTGACTGCATCAATTCTTTTTTGAATAATTCCACGCAAAAAACCATCCATAGACAGGATGTCGTGGTATAAATCGTAAAGCAATACACGGTTAGGGTAATAAATGCTTTCAGCACTAATAACACTTTCCTTTAACCTGCCAATATCCTTACTGCTACGGTCAGGAGCTACAAGAGTTAAATCATGGATAACATAAGCCTGATCCTGCTTAGTTGGAATTTCTTTTGAATTATTTTTTGCTTTTGCCATCGTTAAAATCTTTGTGTACGTTTTTGATTAGAACCCCAAAAAACACCATCGTTTTGAGCGCTTTCGTCTTCAGGAGTTTCGGGATTATCGGGTTTGTATGGCCAACTCGGATTTATATTTCCTTCTTTAATATCATACAGCCATCCAGGTACTTCTTTATTCCCAATCATTATTTCCCAATCATCTCTAAATAATTCTAGGTTTACATTGGGGTTTGATTTTCGAACCAACCAATAAGAGGCGATCACTTTAACCGTCTTTTTTAAGTTTTCATCAACAACTGTTGGAGCAACAACCGGATTAACAGTATCGTCACCAAAAAGGGCTTTTAAATCGTATTTAAACAAATAGGATTTGCAAAAGTCTTCAGCAGCTTTTATTTGTGTAATAGTCTCGTTTGGATCACTTCTAGTAATCGCTTCGATAATTTCAGGATAGAGTTCGGTATTTAATTCTGATGGTTGTACTAACATTACATTCGGTGTTTATTGGCTTGACGTTTGAAACTTTCTATTGATCCGGTTGCTGATGTAATTTCTATTTCTTCAATTTTTACAGTTGCACCTTCCACAGCATCGGGTCCATCCATTAATTTTGCCTTTCGGTTAAATCCAGTAAACTGAGCAATCATTCGCTCCATGTGTGGATTTGCTTTTTCGGCTATGTTAAAAATCAATTTACCAAGCCTGTTAAGTGGTTCAAGTTTTCCCTCAATCCTTGCGTATTTTTCAGGCTTTTTTCTATCGTCTGGACGAATAGGTAAAAACACATTTCGTTCATTACTTATTCGGTAGATATGGGGTAATATTACCTGTTCATAGAATGGGTTTTGTAGCGAGTTGTTTTCAATCCAGATATACACTATATCCACTCCTGCCTGTTTACAAATAGCATAAGCTTCAAATAAGTACTCACAAAATTGAGCGTTACCCATTTGATCTACCCAAACCTTATACACAAAAAACTGATTCCCTTTTTTTGCCTCAATAACAATAGCTTTACTACTGGCATTTGTTTTGTCCGAGTTTGACGGTGCGGGGTCGGCATAGATTACTACAGTATCACAATGGCGTAATTGCGGACATTTTTCGAAAACCATATCTTTAAAAGTGTCGCCTCCATCCATTGGGTTGTTGCAATATTCTTTTTGGAAACTTTCGTATGAAATAGAGTTTTCCACTCTTTTAATAGCTTCGTCTGAGTTCTTGTTTGGCCACGAGCTTACACCGTCCTTATCGCGAATATTGACAATATCCCATTTATCGGCTTTCTTTCCCATTTCGGTAATACAGCAGTACTTTGCAATGATGTTACCACAGGCAATAAGCAATAAGCCGTTTGAGATAGAACGTGTTGGAATTAAAGCCTGTTCAATCCATTTAACACGCTCTTTTACAAGTTCTAAATTTCTGCAAAATTCATCCGTATCAATATCATCAATCAAAATGACATCTGGACGACTTGCATCGTTACGGGTTCCACGAGGGGATTGACCCGCTCCAATAGCTCTAAAGGAAACTCCTTTACGAGTTTTGAACTCGCTGGACTCCCAAGAGCCAACTTTCTTTTGAATACCGTAATCGGCAATAATCCTGTTATTGCGTTCTAATATTCCTTTATAAGGTAAAAGCAACCTTTCGGCATTATCAGCAGAATTCGAGATTAAAAGAATGTTTTTCTTTTTTCCCGTCATCGCCAGGTAAAGTACTTCCATCATGGTTCGACCTGACTTGGAAAGTTCTCTCGCCCATGAGCGTACTTCGTACCATTCGGCATTTGCTAATACACGTTTGGTTGCTTTTATATGAAATTCAGCGGGTTCGCTGGTATAATAATTTGGAAAGTAGTATTTAAACCACTCTTCGGGATTCTTTTCTAAGTGTGCAATTCTTCTAAGTTTTGCACCGTGGCTTTCAGTTAAGTCAATAGGTGTGGCATTGTCCATGTTTTCACAGAACTCTCTCCACGTATCTAAATATTCCTTATTGCTTACTTTTTTAGCCATTCTTTAACTTGGAGTTGATAAACTCATCTATGTAATTTTTGAATTTTTTAGCATCAGTCAAATCAATAGACTGGATGAATGTTAATAGCTTTCTTGAAACTTCTACATATTCGCCTAAACCTATTTCTGTTTCAAGTCGCTCAATGTTTGAAGTGATTTTCGACATGATGTCGGCTTCTTTTGATGTAGGAATTGGTAAATCTCTTTTAGCAATATCTTCATTAAGTGCATCGAGTTGATTGTACCAGTGAACCAGTTGATTCTCTTTAGTGGTCAATAAACTTTTACGAAGTTTATCCCAATTATCCAATTCAGCCCATTTGCCAATAGTCTTTTCGGTTACTCCTGTTCGTTCGGCTATCTCCTTAAAGGTGATGCGTTCGTTTACATATAATATTCGAGCATACTCCCGCTCTTGTGCTTTATTGATTCCCATTTTCGACTTGATTACAGGGCAAAATTGACTAAAAACAAAGCCGTTTTAAAATATGTATGCAAGCCTTGCGCCTTTATTTTCAAGGGTTTGCAAACATTCGCAAGTTTGTACTCACAATAAGAAATAACCCAAAATTGTAGCGAGTGAGTAACCAGTTTAAAAAGATTGACAAAGAGTTTTGCTTAACTGATAATAGCGTGAACGTGTATAAGTATCGCCTGTTAACTGAAGGTTTAGATTTGGCGCAATACAAAAAGAATCCTATTGGTTTTTTGATGCACGACCGTGAAGGTGGTGTGTTAGTAAAATGGGAAGAATTTAGAATTGAAGGCGACAGACTATATGGCAAACCAGTAGTCAATCTATCACACCCAAAAGGCGAAGACATTGCCTCACAAGTTGAAAACGGTTTTATCAATGCAGCATCGTGTGGTAAAATTATCTGTTTGGCCGCTTCTGATGATCCTAAACTAAAACTAGAAGGACAAACAGGACCTACAGTTACCAAATGGTTTCCCCGTGAAATATCCTTTGTTGACATTCCGGGTAATCATAACGCTTTGGCGAATCTCTATGACATTAATGACAACGAGTTAAACCTCGCTGATTTTGTAAAACCTAATACTAAAGAAATGAGTAAAATCCTTTTGACTGCCGCAATGTTGACGGCTTTAAATTTAAGTGATAAGTCTTCTGAAGATGATGCCGGAAAAGCATTTCAGGACCTAATCGACACGGCTGGTAAAGTACCAGGATTGGAAAAAGATTTGGCAGACAAATCGACAGCTTTAACTGCTAAAGAAAACGAGTTGAAAGACTTGAAAGCTGAATCGGTTAAAAAAGAATTTCAGGACTTACTGGACAAAGGTAAATCTCAAAAGAAATTAACTAATGAGTTAGCTATTGAATTGGCTGATTTATTTGACGGTAATCCAACAGGACTAGCGAAAGTAATTGAGAAACTACCAGTACAAACATTAATTACTGACGAATTAGGCGATAAGGAAAAAGACTTAGCAAAATTCCAAGGTAAAAAATGGGACGATTTATATGCTTCTAATGAATTAGAAGGTGTAAGAACTCAATTCCCTGACTTGTACGAGCAATTGAGAAAAGAAAAATATCCTAACGCTTAATATTTAAAATATGGCAAATCCAAAAATACCACAAGAGTTTTGGAGCTCTTACATCGTCGAGAAATTAAGACGAACAAATCCACACATTGCACTTTGTTTCGATGAGTCGAAATATGTTCAAGGTGGTTCTATTGTGTATCTACCACAGGCAGGTGCAAAACCAAGTGTTGTAAAAAACAGAGCCTTTGGAGCTGCTACAGCAGTACAACGTGGAGATACAGCAGTAATGTATGCACTTGATGTGTTTACAACTGATCCTACAGCTATTACCACATCGGAAGCGATGGAAATTAGCTATGAAAAAACGGATTCCGTTTTAGCAGATCATACAGACACTTTAGCTGAGGCTATTGGTGATGAACTGACTTACAACTGGATTAGAGGTGTTAAACCTGCTAATGGCGGTGGAACTACTGTTGAATTTTTACCAGCTGGTAGAAGAATTGCAACTTCAGGAGCTGCTACAGATGTAAATGCTGAAGACGGTCAAACAGGTACTCGTAAAGCGTTTACTTATAAAGAAGTGCAAGCAATGCAGGCAAAATTCAATAAAGATAATGTGCCTAAAGAAAATCGTTATGCGATGAATGAAAGCTACATGTATCAACAATTTATTGATTCGTTATCAGCAAATCAAATGGCAGCGTTTCAAGCTACTGCTGATTTAACTAATGGTATTGTCGGGAAATTTGCAGGCTTTACTTTTTTAGAAAGAAGTTCAGTTTTAGCCCTTCAGGCAAATGGAACTTTTAGATTACCAGGAGAAGCTCTTGGAGCAACTGATAATTTAGCGAGCATCTTTTGGCAAAAAAACAGTGTTACTAAAGCATTGGGAGACACTAAGCTATTCCAAGATATGGATAACCCATTATACTATGGAGATATTCATTCAGGATTGGTAAAAATGGGAGGTCGTTGTCGTCGTGAAGACTGGAAAGGTGTTGGAATTGTAGTTCAAGCAGCCACGTCATAACCTAAATAAATTTTATATAACAAAAGGCTGTCTCAATTGATGGCAGCCTTTTTTTAAACCTACTCAAAGTGATTGAATATTACGACAGTTTTATAGACTTTATAAAAAAATTAAACCCCTTCCTATTAGGCGGTGCAATTGGTGCGATAATTCACAGAATGCGAAATGAAATGTCTTGGAGTGCTTTTTTTAAGTCAGTAGTAATGTCAATGTTTATTTCTTTCTGTGTGGGTGTTTTTTGCAAGGATTACCTAGATGTAAAAAACGACAATATCATTTTTGTTGCCTGTGGACTTTCGGGCGCATTTTCAAAAATCATACTTGATGAATTTGAACAAATTTTAAAACTAGCCTCGGTTTATGCTAAGGTGAAATTAGGAATCAATAAAAAAACAGAAGAATGACAAAACAAGCTTTTGTAGATCATTATGGTCCTTTTGCTATTGCCAGTGAAAAAGAAACGGGAATATCAGCAATTGCACAATTATCACAAGGAGCACTAGAAAGTGCATGGGGTAAAATTGCACCAGGTAATATGCTATTTGGAGTAAAAGACACTGATGGTATTAATGGTAATGAACAATTACTCACAACTACCGAGTATTCCAGAAATGCCAACGCTAAGTTTCCTAATATCATTTCGGTAACACCAGTAATGCGTAACGGTCAAAAATGGTACAAATACAAAATTAAGGATTACTTCAGAAAGTATCCTACACCTAAAGAAAGCTTTGTAGATCATGCAAGCTTCTTTATTAAAAATAAACGCTATGCGAAAGCATTAACCGTGAAACATGATCCTTACAAGTTTATTGATGAAATAGCCAAAGCAGGCTATGCCACAGACCCCAACTATGCCACTACTTTAAAAAGTATTGCAAAAAGCATTGAAAAAATAATTCCAAAAAAATAAATATGAAAAATTTAAAACTCAAAAATCTGTTGTCTTTTCTGTTCTTGTTTTGTTTGTTGGTCACAACACTAGTCTCTTGTAAAAGTACTGGTGTTGTTCCACCAACAACAATCGAAACGATAAAGACAATAACTAAAACAGAAGTAATTAGAGACACTGTTTTTGAAATCCAAAAAGACAGCTCCTATTATAGAGCATATCTTGAATGTGTTAATGGTAAAGTTGTCATTAAAGATAAGACGGTACCAACTTCTAAAAAAGGTGATTACTTGAAGCCTCCAAAAGTCAATATACAGGATAATATAATTACAGTTGACTGTACAGCTGAAGCGCAAAAGTTATTTGCTAAGTGGAAAGAAACTTACACCGATGCTGTATTTAAAACCATTACTGAGAATCCTTATATAGTAGAAAGGGAATTAACGTGGTGGCAAAAAACACAAATCATCCTTGGGCGCATCTTTATATTCATAGCCATTTTACTCGGTTTAGGATTTGCCTTTAAAAATCGTATTTAAAAACCATTTAAAACCCTTTTAAAATGTCAAAAGAATTAGCAGCTGATTACTTCAGCAGACACCAAAATGACGAATGTCACATTACATCAGACAATCGTGTTTTTCATACACTGGGATCAGCGCAAAGTTTTGCATCTGGATTAAAAGATACTAAAGTAGCATCTTATACCAGAGCTGAATTTGAAACCGTAAATACTGAGGATTCACAGGATGAAGAAAAAGAATCTCGTTTTAAATCTCGTGTTGATCGTTTGATTGAGCTTGGTTTTGAAAGAACTGATGATGTATTTGTAAAAGATGCTATCAGTATTGATACTACAGCAGTTTATGAAATTTCAGACGATGAGTTTGAAATTGGATTAAAGCCATTAGTAATTGATAATTCAGATCAATCAAAAGTACAAGCATTAGAAGCTTTGAAAAATTTCGATGCAACTACAGCTCTTTACCCTGAAATCAAAGCTTTGTTTAAGGATTTAGGTCTTGATGCTCCAACACTAAAACAGCCTGATTTATTAGCAGCAATTGAGGCTTATAAAACAGCTATTAATACTGAAGTAAAAGAATAATGGCACAAGGAACTGGAACGCCAAAAGTAAGCGTAGAGGTTACTAATGGCAACCTAAGACGTCAGGTTCAAGTACTGGACGGCGTTGCAGGACTCGTGGGAACTTCGGTTTCTAAAATTGGCGAAATCGTAACGGTTTTTAATTACGATGATGCTGTAGCAAAAGGATATACCGTAGCTGGTGAGCCTTTTTTGAATAAAGCAATTCAGTTGTTTTATCAGGAATTAGGAGGAAATCAAGCCTTAACGATTTTAGGAGTTGAAGACACAATGACTTTAACTCAAATGGCAACTTCTACGAATGCTAACGGATTGAAAAAGTTGTTGAATTCAGCTCAGGGAACAATTACAGTAGTAGGATTAATTCGTAAACCTGCTGTTTCTTATGTTCCTGTTGTTGATCGCTTTTTAGACAAAGATGTTGATGATGCTTTATTAGCCTCTAAAGCTTTAGGGCAATATCAACAATCTATTAATAAACCTGTTCGAATCCTAATTGAAGGTAGAACCAACGAATTAGACGGTGTTGTATTCGAACCTAATTCGGTTGGAAATGGTTTTGCGGGTGTTGTTTTGGGAAGCAACTTAAGCGATGGTTCCGGGGCGGTTGCCTTGGCTTTAGCTAGAGCGGTTAAATATCCTTCTCATGTAAAATTGGGTAACGGTCAAAACGGTGCTTTAAGCATTCCACAAGTATACATTGGTAATAAACCTTTAGAACAATTTTACCCAGAGGAATTAGATGCTTTTGCAGATGCGGGCTATATCATTATGCACCGTCGTGATGGTGCTGCGGGTTATTATTTTGGACGTGATAACATGGCCACTGATGATGATTTTAAAATCTTAGTTCATGGTCGTATTGCTGATAAAGCGCAACGTGTAGCAGTAGCTACAGCAACACCATTACTTGAAACAACCGTTCGTGTTGATGCTGATGGAAAAATTAATGCCACCGATGCCAAGCACTTAGAAAACGAAATTAGTCAACAATTGTTATCTCAAATGGCGGGACAAATTAGCGATGTAGATGTTAATGTACCTACTGATGTAGACATCATTAATACTAGTACGGGCGAAATTGAAGTAAAAGTGCTACCACTGGGTTATTTAACCTGGTTAAAAGTAACCATTGGTTTAACCTCTAATATTTAAGAAATGAATGTAAATATAACATCTGCTGAATGCGCATGGGCGCACTTTGAGATTAAAATATTAGGCAGAACCATTAAGGGACTTCGTGGTTTTGGTTTCAAAAAAGAAGTCGAAAAAGAACATCTTTATGGTGCTGGTGACGATGCTATTGACATTCAAACCGGAAACAAAAAGAATTCTGGAAGTATCAAAGTATTAGGATTTGAAGCGGATGCGATGAATGCAGCTGCAAAACTAGCAGGCTTTGACGACATTACCGATGTTCCACACGAGGCCATCGTAATTACTTGCTCTTATAGAAAAAGGCTTATTGATCCTATCAAAACTTACATCGCTTCAGGTGTTGCTTTTACCGAGGCGGGTGTTGATTTAGAGCAAAATGCTAAACATCGTGAAATCACATTGCCTTACTTGGCGATGAACGTAATATTACCTTAATAAAACAATATGAAAAACCAAAACAAACCAGCAGGAGATTTGAATGCTTTATTTGCTAATAGAATAGCAAAAGAAGCTGAAAAGGCAAAACCAGCTGCAGAAACCTCTGAGGCTAAAGCGGCATTTATTGCTCGATTTGGTCAGGAAAAATTAGATGCTTGGAAACAACAGTTTGATGGACGAGAATTAGTATGCTTAAAAGTTGATAATGATATGGCGGTTTTACGACCTCCTACAGCTGACGATTTAGGCGAGTACATGACTTCCATTGGAACAAATGGAATGAGTAAAGCTGTTGCTTTTATTATGCAACAATTGTGGTTAGAAGGAGATCATCCATTAATTGAGGATGAAGATAAGTTTATCGCAGTATTTCTGCAAATAAACAATATCCTGGAGGGGAAAAAAGCCGACTACTTTCGCTTTTAGCGATAGAGGAATAAAAGATTGCCAAAACCAAAAAGCAGGAATTGATTACTTGATTGTTTTTGGTTCTATGAAGTTTGGTGCAAATGCTCTTAAAGAATGGGGCGATGAACTGTTTTTTTATCGTACCGGAATAGCTTTAGAATTATCTAAAAAAGAATCACCAAATGAATAACACGATTGAGTTTGTTTTACGAATGAAAAATTTGATGAGTTCAGAGCTAACGAAAGTTGGTTCGGCTTCTCAATCTACATTCAGTAAAGTGGCAAAATCAGTGGACCAGGTAACGGGGCGAAATAAGATTTTAGGAATGAGTTTTAACGAGCTTCAAACCAAAATCAAACAAACCGAAGATACTATTTCAAGAAGTACAATTCCTTCTCAAATAGCTGCTGCCAGACGTGAATTAGGCGCTTTGCAAAGTCAAGCCGCTAAACATAGTGGTAATCTTGGCGGTGGTATTTCGCCTTCAGGTTCTGGAGGCATTGGAATTGGCGGTATTGCTATGGGTAATGTGGTTGGGAATTTAGCCACCAAAGCAGCGGGTTATGTCATTGATGGGGTAAGTGAAATGATCCAGAAAAGTATGGAAAAAGAGCGTGCCATTGCTGGTATGTCTACTTTTTTAGGAAAGTCTGGAGCTATTGATGCTTACAAGAATATTCGTAACGATGCGAGTATTACTTCTTTTGACACTGCATCTTTATTACAAGTTAATAGAGCTCTTGTTTCAACTGGATTAGATGCTAGGAGTGCACGATTTGACACGATGAATTTAGCAAATGCTATAGTTGCTGTTGGCGGTGGTAATGATGAGTTAAGTAGAATGGCTGTGAATATGGCTCAAATTAAGCAAGCTGGTAAAGCTACATTAATGGATATACGCCAATTTGCTTACGCTGGTATTAATATTTATGAAATGTTATCTCGTTCAACAGGAAAAACCATTGCTCAAATTAGAGAAATGGATATTACGTATGAACAATTAGCAAAGTCTATGGCAGTAGCACGAGGGAAAGGCGGTATTTATGAAAATGCCCTTGAAATCAATGCTAATACAAAATCTGGAAAGTGGGACACTGTTAAAGATTTATCTGGAAACGCTCTGTCTGATATTGGTGATGCCTTTTCTCTTGTTATAGTGAAATTGCTAGACATGGGAATTCGTTTTGCTTCGAGTATCAGTGATGGAATTACTCGCGCTCAACCATACATCGACATCTTTTCAAATAGTATCAATCAGGGAGTTGATTATATCATGGCTATTGTAAATGGCACAAGTGAATGGAGTGACTATACTAATAAAATTATGGAGCTGGTTAATTACATCGCTCCGGCATTTTTGAAAATCGGTAGGTATGTTGGTTCAATGCTTGGTGATATATTTGAATTTATTAAGAAATCAGAAATCCTAAGAGGAATATTGTCGCTCGTTGTTGGTGTTGCAAAATATGCCTGGGATATTATTTCTTGGGCTGCTGACAAAATTATGTGGTTGTGGAAAAATGCTGTAATGCCAATACTGAACGCTGTTGAACGTGCTTACAGATGGATTGCAGGGATTAAGGATGTTAAGGTTACAGCAACCAAAAACATCATTTCAGTAAAACCAAAAGGAGATGATCCTAAGAATTCACCATTAGGCGCTGGAGGTGCATTGATGGCAACAAATAACGCATCAGGTCAAACAGCGGGTGAAACCGTGGCAGGTGCTGGTCCTAAAGTGGTAAACATTCACGTAGGAAAGTTTTTTGACACAATCCAATTTACCACAATGGATGGTAAAGAAACGGCTGAGGAACTTGAAAAAGTGGTAATGGAAGTTTTAGCAAGGGTATTGTATAACGGGGCAAAAACAGTTTAAGATGAGTACTAACACGGCTTTTGATTTATACAAATTATACAAGACATACTTTGCAAATTCGCCTTACTACGTTGACCCAAAAGGGAACTCTAAACCCATTACTGAAGAAATAGGATATTCTATTACTATGGAAAATCCAAGACCTAAAGGCAGCATAGATTATTCAAGTAAGAACATTGCTTTTAATAAAATAGGTGCTTACGGTCAGGACATTTGGTTTCCTATTGAGTTATGGAAATCAGGTAAAAAGTTAATTGAAATTGAAGCTTGTACTGTGGGAGTAAATCTAGTAAAAGAGATTATTAGAACACAAGTAAGTGAACGTAGTGGTCGGGTAAAAGAATGCTTTGCCATCGACGATTATCGATTTACCATTAAAGGCTTTTTAATTGGTAAAAACCGATTAGTTCCTGAAGACCAAATCCAAGCTTTAAAAGACTGGTTTGAAACAACTGAACCAATAGAGCTACATGGTGGTTATCCTGAAATATTCCTTGACGAAAGTTGTCGTGTTGCTGTTAGCAATTTAGACTTTCCAGAAGTTCAGGGAAAAGCACCTTTTATTCGTCCTTTTTCGATGATTGTTGAAACTGATTACATACAAGATTTAATTATACCATAGATGTTTTACCTCACAAGCGATATTACTATAGGCAACTATAAAAAGGTAAAACCTTCCAGAGTAACGTGGCGTACGGATGTAAACAGCTTTACTGATACTTGTACTATCGAGCTTCCAAGGATCACTTATTTGAAAACGATTAAAACAGTTGGAGAAGATAAGCAAGAACCAAACGAGCGCAAAGAATATGTGTTTAAGGAAAACGATAAAATTAGTGTTTTGCTGGGTTATGATGGTAATAATGTTAAACGTTTTGAGGGATTTATCAAGCGGGTCAATATGGGAATTCCTGTAAAGATTGAATGTGAAGGTTATAGTTATCTATTATACGATGTAATATTTAGTAAAACCTATTCTTCAGTAACGGTTAAGCAATTATTAACCGATGTATGCTCAGGCACTGAAATAGTATTATCAGCTGATATGCCAAACATTCCTTTGCAGAATGTAAGGTTTAAAAACGCTACTGGAATTCAGGTTTTAGAATGGTTAAAAAAGGAATGTCATTTAGCGGTGTATTTCAATTTTAATGAGCTGTATGTTGGGACTTTATTTGGAAGTAAAGGAAAAAGAATAAAACTACGATTAGGTTGGAACACGGTTAAAGACGATGATTTTAAGAAACGAATAGTTGACAAGAACCTCAGAATTGTTATTCAGGAAAAAGACGGTCAAGGCGAAGTAAAACGCACTAAATCGGATGCTGACAAGTACAGTAATGAAAAGCGATTGAAGATTAAAGCGGGTATGCCTTCTGGTCTATTAAAGCAAATTGTTAACCGATTACAGACTAAAAGTAATTACAACGGCTACGAAGGTAATATAGTGGCATTTTTAGAGCCTGCTGCCAATAAAGGTGATGTAGCTGAAATTGACGGATATAAATATCCAGAAAAATCAGGGACATTCTTTATTGAAAGTGTGGACGGTGAATTTGGCAGACGTGGAGGACGACAAAAAATTGAATTAGGATTTATAACATCATAATGGCAACACCTGAACAAATACGTGAAAGATTACGGCTTTTTGCAAAAGAAGGTGGACCAGCTGTAAGCAACATTGCTAAAGTACAATCGGTTGATGAAACAAAGGCAATTTGTGTTTTAGTTGATGAAGATGGCCAAGAGTTTTTTGATGTTCGACTTCGTCCGGTTCTTTCAGATAAAAAGAGTTTTATCCTGGTACCGAAATTAGGAAGTTATGTTTTGGCAGTTCGAGTTGAAGATGATGAGGACTGGATGGTGATTGCAGCTGACGAAATTGAAAAAATCGGTTATTACATTGGTGATACAATTATTGAAATAGATGCTTCAGGTTTTTTATTGCAAAAGGAAAACGAGACTCTAAAAAAAATAATGATTGATTTATTAGGAGCTATTAAATCAATGGGTTTCGTACTTACAACACCTGATACTATTAACGGAACAACAACACAGTTGGTTAATCTGGCTCAATTTGAAAGTATTGAAACAAGAGTTAATCAGTTTTTAAAATAGGTTTAAAACAGCTTTAAAATGACAGATTTCTTATTAGACGATGATTTGGATTTACGTATTTCTGATGATGGAGATTTTGTAGTTGGTGAAAGCTCAGCTCAACATCAAAAAATATTGATTTTAGCTGATAAAACGGAATTTAAAGAAGTACCCATGAGAGGTGTTGGAGCTAGAAGATATTTAGAAGATAGCGACCCAAGCAGTTTAGCCAGGGAAATTAGAACTGAGTTTATAGCGGATGGAATGACAGTAAATAAAATAAAAATTGCTGATGACTTGAATACTCAGGTAGACGCTAATTATTAAGAAAATGACAGTAACGGCATTAATATTACAATCTTGGTTTGACATCGCTATCCGATACACAGGAAATGTTACCAATGCGTATGCTATTGCTTTTGAAAATGGCTTTAATATAACCGATGACATTACACCTGGACAAACAGTTATTATTTCTGATAGCATATTAAAATCAACCAAGGAAGTTTCTTTTTTTCAAGGAAAGGATATTATGCCTGCAACCTCAATTTCAACTACCGATTTAGAACAAATAAACCCAACGTTAGGCATTGGAACAATGGTAATTGCCTCAACTTTTATAGTAGGATAACATGGCTAGAACAATAACAGAAATACAAAACCAAATTTTTGCAAAAATAGCTGGTGATCCTAAATTAACGGCATTGAATTCCGTGAGTAAAGTGGCTATTTATCGCTTATTTGTATTTGTGGTGGCTTATGCTTGTTGGCTGTTAGAAGTTATTTTCGATAGCCATGCAGCACAAATAGACAACGCTATTTTACAACAAAAAAGCGGAACTCCAAACTGGTATAAAAATAAAGCTTTGGCTTTTCAGTATGGATTTGATTTGTTGCCCGATAGTGATATATATGATAACACGGGCTATACGGATGAAGAAATTGAAGCTTCAAAAATCGTGAAATATTGTTCGGTGAAAGAATCGCAGGAATCAAACCGATTAGTTATAAAAGTGGCGGGCGAATCAGGTGATGATTTGCAACCATTGGAAGGTGAAGAAAAAACGGCTTTTGATGCTTATTTACAAGAAATAAAATATGCAGGTGTTAAATTATTAGTTGTCAATAATCCCGCTGATAAACTACTGTTAAAAATGGAGGTTTATTATGATGTTTTGGTATTAGACAATAATGGAACTAGCATCTTAAACGGTGATAAACCTGTCGAAAAAGCAATTCGGGCTTATATGAAAGCTTTGCCATTTAACGGTGAGTTAGTATTGAATGATCTGATTGGTTATTTGCGATTAGTACCAGGAGTAAAAAACGTCCATATTAATACAGCCAGTGCCAGTGCTTATGATAATGTTACGAGCGCTTTTTTAGACTATGTGGGAATTTATGTTCGCACTATTCCAAGCGCTGGATATTTTGAAATAGAAACCTTTGAAAACGTGAGTTATGTGGTATAAAGTGAACTGGAACAAGCTCGTTATTTTGCTTTTGCCCACCTTTTTGCGAAAGCCTGTTCTTGTACGTTATCTGCAAGCTTTGGTTTCTCCTATTGGGACTTTGCATTATAAATGGCTGCAAAAGCGGGATGCCGATTGGTACAAGCTCAATCATACAGGACAAGTTTGTTATTTACGAAAGGTTCTTAATGATGCTCTGGATGTTTCAGACAGACGAATTTACATTGATGAAGGAAATTCATTCCCTCGAAAATACATCTACACAAGAGCCGAAAACAAGCCTCATTTTTTAGGTAAGATGTTTATTTATCGGAATGAGGAATATACAAATACGGGTGCTGACTTTATTGTTTTTGTACCACCTGAGATTATAAATACTAAGATTCACGAATTGAAATATTTAATTGAATATTACAAATTAGCTTCAAAACGCTATCAAATACGACCGATATGAATACTATTAATTTTAACCAAAGTATTGGTTTTCCTTTAGAAACGGAGATTTTGGATTTTATGCAAAAGTCATATTCGCTTTTCAATGCTTTTGGAGCTGTAGCGGGTGATTTTTCTATAATTAAAGGTTGTGAAGTTTCGGGTGGAGCAGTAAACGATGGCGTCGTTTACATCAACGGTGAACTATTGCCATTTAAAGGCGCACCAATTGACGCTAATGTTGTAATTATTGAAGAAAAACAGGCTTTAGAATTTGAAGATACCATTTCCCGAGACGTAACATTTACAAGATATGCCACTTTTGGTGGTGGATCAGTACAATGGGCGTGGTCAACTTTTAAACGTGGAATGCCTACCATTGATATTGCATCAGCTTTAGCGGGAAAAGCAAGCGAAACTGCTTTGAGCAATCTGGCTAATACCGTCACCACGATGTTAAATAAATTGAACACAATCGATGAACATGCCAAAGTACAAGTTAACACCGATTGGAACGCAACATCTGGGAAAGCTCAACTTCTAAATAAACCCGATTATTCGAGTCCTTACCTTTATAAAGGGTATGCAGTTATTGGAGATATTGTGACAACAGACATGCTAAGAACTATAAATTTTCCGAATGTTGGGACGAATAATTACATGGTTTTAGGAAGTTTAAGATGTAATACTTCAGATTGGAATAAAGACAATGACGTTTTCTGGACTTGGAGAAATCAAGGAAATACTTCTTTCGATTTAATTTTAAGAGAAATAACTGGTAACGTTCAAGATTTAACTTTTTACTACATATTAATACCACTATAACATGGCAGTTACAGACAAATCAATAATAAAAAACTGGTTTAAAAACGGTTTGATTCCTTTTCAAGAACACTTTTGGAATTGGATTGATAGTTTTAGACACATGAACGATAAAATTCCTTTGGCTGATGTTGAGGGAATTGATGATGCTCTGAATAGTAAGGCCAGTGCAACGGTTTTAAATCAACACATCACAGCAAATGATGCACATCAGGCATTGTTTGAATTAAAGCAAAGTTTAATCGAAAAAGGTCAAGCAAATGGATACGTTCCATTAAATGAAATCATAAAGATTTCATCTCAATTTTTGGATATTGTTGACGATCTTATTACTGGCGGTTCTACGGCTTTGGCATCTGCTGAAACCGTTAAAACTTTGAAAGGTCAAATAGATGCCATAAACTTGATTTTAACCTCTGATGATGTTAATCTTGACACCGTTCAGGAGCTTGTAGATGCAATTAAAGAAGTTGAAACTTCATTGCAAACTATCTTGGTGAACGACCTGACCACGGGCGGAACTACCAAAGCTCTTACTGCTGAAATGGGTAAGAGTTTAAAGGCTTTGATTGATGCTTTGGGAACTAATAAGGTTGACAAAGTTGCGGGTGAAAGATTGATTAGTGCAGCGGAACAGTTGCAGTTATCTAATTTGTCAATTGATTTATCGGGTAAACAAGATATTGCCAATCAAATTGAGGTGAATGTTTCGCAAAATGCACAGGCATCGTGGCACGGTAAAACCGTTTTTTTTACGGCTAATGTTACTATAACAATACCAGCAGCGGGCTTGCCAACTGGATACACCTTCGAAGGTGTTACACCTCCTAGTTGTAGTGTCACATGGGCGATTATTGCGCCAAAGGTTTGGGCTTTGGGTTCACCCGCTGCCACACCCGAAAAAAGCATTTTTACACTAATGCAGCTAATGAGTAATAGTAATAATATTTATTTATTTGGATTGTAAAATGGGATTGCAAAAAACAGTTTTCGGAATGACCAAAGCAAAGCCTAACACGTTTATTGGCGGTGTATCTGGAACAATAAATACACCTGCTTTGGTGGCCGCAAGATTGGGGATTTCAGTTTCGAGAATTAAGGCTTTTTCCGTAATAGGTAGTAATATTCAATTTGCGGTTACTGGTGGCAGTTATACTATAGCTGCAAATGCTTTTTCAGGTAATGCAAATTTGACTTACTACACAGAGAATTCTAACTTGGTTACAGCAATCGCTTCTTCAGCTTTTAATGACTGTGTTAAGTTAACAAGTATTGATTTATCTAATTGTACAAGCATAGGAATACAAGCTTTTATCAATTGTGTATTATTAAATAATATTGGTAGCTTTAATTCTTGTTTAACAATAGCTACAAATGCTTTTAACAATTGTCAATCTTTAGCAGGAAATATAACTCTTCCTGTGTGTACCTCACTTAATGGAGATAGTGTTTTTAGAGATTGTAAATTAATAACATCTTTTACCGCTAATAGTTTAACTACTATGACAGGTAATAATATGTTTACAGGTTGTACAATGTTTACTTCTTTTACTGCTACTAGTTTGACTGTAATAAATGGATTTTCACAATTCTTTAACTTAACTAATTTAACAACTGTAAATGCTCCCTTATTAGTTCTAACAAGTTCTAACACTTCGGTTTTTATAAATTGCATAAATTTAGAAAATTTAATAATTGGAAAGCCTACTTCAATAGGTAGTACAGTTTTTTCGGGCTGTGCTAAGTTAACAAGTATTGATTTATCTAATTGCACAAGTATAGCTATTCAGGCTTTTATAAATTGTGTGTTATTAAGTAATATTGGTAGCTTTAATTCTTGTTTAACAATAGGGGTAAATGCTTTTAACAATTGTCAATCTTTAGCAGGAAACATAACACTTCCTGTGTGTACCTCACTTAATGGGGATAGTATTTTTAGAGGTTGTAAATTAATAACATCTTTTACGGCTAATAGTTTAACGACTATATCAGGTAATAATATGTTTCTTGAATGCTTAATGTTTAGTTCGTTTACCGCTACTAGTTTGACTACGATAAATGGGATTTCGACATTCAGAAATTTAACTAATTTAACAACTGTAAATGCTCCTTTATTGGTTTTAACAAGTTCTAATACAACTATTTTTGGCGGGTGTGTAAATTTAGAAACGTTAATAATTGGAAAGCCTACTTCTTTGGGAACAGCTGCTTTTGATGCTTGTTCAAAAATTACAACAATAGATTTATCTAATTGTACGTCATTATTAAACCTATCTCTAAGGGGATGTTCTATGTTAAATTCTATATATGCTCCGATTCTTAACACATTAGGTTTAACGTCGGGCGATGATGGTGTTTTTGGAGTTATAAAAATAGGTATTACGATTACAGTACCAACAGCTTTACAAACAGTTAATTCAGGTGCACCTGATGGCGATTTACTCTATGCAGCAACTTCAAGAGGAGCAACAATAGTTTATATATAATTAAAATCAAATATTTATGATAAAATCAAATATTGAGCTCAATTATGATGCTCGACACGGTGAAAAACACGCCGTTATAGAAATAGAAATAAGTACCTGGTCAACTAATCAAGCAGGTGTTATTTATACCGTAAATGATTATGCAGTTGGCGAAAATGAAGCTAAACAGTTAATCAACTCCAAAGATGTTTTTTACACCTCAGAGCAAATTAATCAAATGGATGAACTTATTAGTTCTACAACTGATTTCACAGGATTGTCAAGAACTGAAATTGAATGGCTAAAGGTTAAAAAAGCCTTGCTTTATGTCACACAGCAAGCTCCTGTATATGGTTCAATCGCTGCTAACTGGATTGAAGTATGATAAAGCTATTTATAGAATTATTGTTTTTAGTTGTAGCAATATTGGTATTTCCGTTGCTGTTTGTGGTTGGTTTTGTCTATACTTTTTTCAAGCATATTTGGAAATTCGATTATTCAATTTCGAAACAACTTTTACCCATAGTTAGAAGTATAAGCCTATTGCTTGACGGTTTAGCCAATGCAGGAGCGGGCGAACTATTGAATGATGTGTACAAAGTCAACGGTAACATCAAATACGGCAAATGGTATCAAACTATTTCAGCAGTTACGGGATTGTTGCTTTTGCATGTTAAGGACACGAAGTTAAGGCGGTTCCTGGACAAAGTTTTAGGAACTGATCATTGCGTCGAGGCGATAAGTAAAGAAGATTTATTCTTTTACGAAAAATTTAAGTAATGTTTCCAGGAGGCGGGAAAAAAAATAGTCCTCCAACATTTAAAAAAAACTCTCACATCCTTTTTAAACTGACGCATCCAAGGTCGTCGGAGGACTTAATTATTAAGTCTTCTGATGGTCTTGGATGTGTTTTTTGTTGTAAGGATGTGAGAAGTGCAAATATAGAATATTAATTAAAAAATGAAATGAATAAATACCACCAAATTTTAAATAAAATAACCACTAAAGGAAAGGTTCAAAAGAATAAAAAAGGAAATATAACTTATTTGCTCAATCAAGAACTCCAAATGAAACCAATAGATCTATTGGAGTTATTCGAGGGACACGCTGTAGCTAAAAAGAAGCTCAAGGATGAATTGTTATTGTTTATGCAGGGCGAACGCTCAACTGAGGCTTATCGTGAAATAGGCGTCACGTGGTGGGATTATTGCGGTCCTATTTTAGTGAATAGTTACCCAACGTACTTCGAACAGCTGCCAAAGCTTATTGAGAAGATCAATAAAGAGAAACGACCGTCAAAGAATTATGTTTTATTTCTAGGCTCTAATAACACCGAGAGCAACCAACAGCCGTGTCTTAGCTTAATTCAGTTCCAGATAGAAAAAGGAAAGGTAGTTATTAGCGCATA